TGCGGCGGCAGGAATTTGGCGAGCGTGGCGCGATCGATCTTAAGCATTGAGCGGCTCCACCTGGGCTTCGAGACGCACGACCGACAGGTGGGCGTCGCTGGTGCCCCTGAACTTCTGGATGCGCCACTGCTGCATGCTGCCCTGTCTCAGCCAGGTGATGCGCTTCGTGCGCTGGCCCTGCCGGCCGGCGCTGCAGGCGCGCTCCTGGCTCCACGTCTCGCCGTCGATCGTATACGACGTCCAGACAACCGGGTCGGCGCCGAGCGGCACACGACCGGACAGCGTGACCAGCTCGAGCTGGTGGAAGATGGCGCCGTGGCCCTCGTTGTACAGGATGTTGGTTCCGAATTCCCAGCCGATGGTCTGGCCATAGTGGGTCGAGACAGTATCGACCAGCTGCCCGAGCGCGCCGCTGGTTGGATCGCCGCACAGCCAGCGGTCGTAGCACCAGACGAAGTTGCGCGCGCGGTAGGTCTGCGCCGCAGCCAGTCCGGAGTCGAGCGTGTACCAGACCGGCTCTTCTACAGCGGCCGATGCCGGGCCGTCGTAGACCAGGGTGCGGTCGTGCAGGTGCAGGTAGAGCAGCTGATGGTTCTTCGTGGTGCGCACCTCGATCACGCTGGCGGCCAGCTGCGCCTCGGTGTAGCTGAGCAGCAGGGTGTCGATCTCGCCGGTGGAGAGCTTTTGGGTTGCTCCGTTCAGGCCGATCCAGACCATCGGCGGCTCACCGCGCCCGCTGCCCAGTGCGGCGATCTGCCCCATATACTGGGTTGCGCAATGGGTGCCGAGCGTGCCGCGATCCAACTGCGCGCCTTCGTTGCGCTGGAACGGGAACATGGTGCCACCGACGTTGTTGAACAGCTCGCAGGTGAAGCGGTTGATCGCCAGCACCTCGCCAGCGCGCAGCCGGAGCAGGCACTTGATATCGTCCGGGTCGGCCTCGCTGCTGCCGTAGCGGAGCGGATTGACCGACGTCGGGTCGGTCAGGTCGGTGACCACCAGCGAGGTGCCGTCGGTCGTCATGAAATAGCCGTCCACCCACTCCACGTCGAGCGCCGCGCCGAGGTCCGCATCGGTCACCTGCGCGACGGTCGATCCGTCCCAGTAGTAAAGGTTGCCGCCGGCCGCGATCGCGAGCTGGTCGAACGAGTAGGCGAACGATACCTGCCCGGTACCCGTAATATCGCCCAGCTTCGCCACACTGCCGTCCGCGTTCACTCGCACCAGGCTGTTGCCCTGCACCCGGTAGCAGATGCCATCCCAGACGATGGCGCCGCGATCGACGCCGGGCCCTGTGCCGATCTGCTGGATGCCGTCCGCGGGTCGCAGGTAGCCGGCGCTGATGCCCTGCTGCTTGGGTACCGGGATGAGGTTGCGCGGGTACGAGGTCCGGAAGTCCGGCCCCTCGTCGGTGTAGATGCCGTTCAGGATGGGGATCTGCATCGTTGGCTCCTACATTCCGCGCCACGGCTTGTTGCCGGCGCCAATGCGGGCCGTGCAGGGCAGCTCGCCCGGGGCCGGCGCGACGGCAGTACCGAGCAGGCGGTTGTAGCCGCTGGTGGCGGTGGCGATGGTCTGCGCGGTCAGATTCTTGCCGTGGCCTGCTGCGAGCCGTACCGCGAGGTTCCTCCAGACCGTGGCGCCGGCACTGTACGGCAGGCCCGCGTCGTCACCGATGTTCGAATCTTCAGGCGTGGACGGCAGCAGGTAGCCGACGTCGATCCGGAGCTCGAGCCATTCGGCCATCATCGTGTCGAGGATACGCAGGGCGTTCTCCAGCACCTCAGCGTCGAGGTCGAACACGAAGCCCGCCAGCGCCAATTCGCCGTAGGCCTGCTCGATAAGCTGCTGCTTCGTCCAGGCCATCGCTTACTCCTGCTTGCCGCCGCCGGCCAGCGCCGCGTCGATCATCTCGGCGAGCTTGGCGTTGCTGATGTTGCCCGGGTAGGTCAGCTTCAGCTCGTCGGCCTTCTGTTTCAGTTCGTCGCGAGTCGGCGGGGCGTTGTCGTCCGGCTTGCCTCCGCCAGCGTCACCACCCGTGCCAGTCGAGGCCTTCGGCTTAGCCGCATCCAGCGCCTCGGCCGTGGTCTTCGACCAGCCGCCGGCCAGCGCCGCGTCGAGCTGCGCGGCGTCGTGCACGATGTGCGTGCTGAACTTGCCGCCGTGGATTTCCTCGGTGCCGCCGGCCTTGTAGACCATGCGGGGGAAGTCGTTGTTGTTTTGCATCTGGAGCACCTTTCAAAAAAATGGCCCGCACGTGGCGGGCCGGGAAGACCCGGGCACAGCCCGAGTGGGAGGAGACACCTGGGAATCAGGTCTGGTCGAACAGCTCGATGCCGGTCATTTCCGGCTGCAGGTTCACCAGACCGTAGAACACGTCCCAGCGGTAGAAGGTGTCCAAGGTGCCGATCTGGCCTTGGCGCGCCATCGTGACCGTGATGCCGTTGTCCGTGGTGGCCGACATGATCGACAGGCCGGAGTCCTCCTTCGGCTGGTACTTACCCGGCAGGATCTCGAAGGCATCGCCGTGCCAGAACGGCGCGACAACGCTCGAAACCGTGTTCAGGAAGGTAACTGCAGCGCCGTTGGCCGGGGTTGCGGTGACGTTCTGGTACTGCTTCTCCGGATCGGTGCCGCCCTGGCCCGAGATGATCGGCGGGGTGATCACGTAGGTGCCGGTGCCGCCGGCCGCGCCGGTCGCCTGCGACACGATGCGGAAGGTCTTCAGGTTGCCAGTGTCCTGCTTGGTGATGTGGTGGACCTCGTCCACGCCCGCGATGTTGAACGCGTCGCCGGCCTTGATAGAACCCGAAGTCACGGTCAGCGAGACGGTTTGGAAACGGTTGTCGACGTTCGATTGCTCGCCGGTCGCCGCGGTGCTGGTCGCCTTCGGCGTGTAGAACTGGTTGGCGCCGTTGAAGGTCACGCCGACGCCGGCCGCGGCGGTCAAGCGGTAGCCATAGTCCAGCTTGTAGGTGTCGAAGTTGGCGATCTGGCCGACGTATGCCTTTTCATAGGCGGTCTGCACCTTGCCCTGCACGTTCTGGCGCTGCGCCAGGTTGCCAGCCATCTTGTTGTAGTGGTTCGACGGCAGGCACATGCGACGGCTGTCCATGTTGATGCCCACACGGTTGAATGCGTCGTCGCACTGCGCAATGTCATCGAAGCCGGACGCCGCCACGGTGCGCTTGACGACCACGGAGCCGGTCAATGCGGCCATGTTCGAGCAGTCGAGGTTGATGTCCGATGCCAGGCGCTGCAACGCGGACTGGCCCAGGCGCTGTTCCTGCAGAGCGTCGCGCAGCTCCGTGGCCGAGAGGGTCAGCGGGACCGAGTGGGTGTAGCCGAGGGTGGCTGGCACCGACAGCTGGGTGTAGTTACGGCCGAAGTTCGCGGTCTGGTCGCGGCCGGTGAACGACTGCGCGATGTACGGCTGCGGACGCCAGAAGACGTTGCCGGTGCGCTCGGCCTCGGTGCCGTCGAATTCCTTTTTCTTGAACAGGCGCGAGACGACCAGCGCGTCCTGGAAGCCTTCCAGAACGGCGTCGAATGCGACCTTTTCCTCTTTGCTGAAGCTGTTGGCGCCGAGGATCAGGCCGTGCTTGACTTGGCTGTCGAAGATAGCATCGCGCAGCTTCAGGCCGGCGAGGTAGCCCACAGCCATCAGGCCGGCGGCGATGCGGGTGAGGGTCAGTTTTTTCATGAGCAGTGCTCCAGAATGGTTGAGAGAATCGCGGCGCTGCCGCTTGCTGCATCACTCATCCGTTTGGGGCCGGACGGAGGCCACTCGGGTACTGCATCTGCCCTTGGGCGGGCGAATCCGTGGTGGTGCCGTCTGACGTGGGCACCTCACGGCGGCTTACGCCGCTTTGTTGCGCTGCTCGCGCTTGTACGCGATGACCTTCGAGCGGTCACCAGTGCGATCCGCCTCTTCTTCCAGGCGCGCCAGCGTGTTGTCGACGCCCGTGGCGCCGGCGGCGCTGCCCTTCACGACACGCTCTGGTGCCGGTGCTGCTTTGCGGGGCGTGACTTTCAATTGCGTCTCCAGTTTTGCCGCCGCGAAGGCGAATTTGATGGGGTCTTTGATCGACGCGAGTTCCTTGAGCTTGGCTGGGTTCTTGCCGAGCGCGTAGGCCAGCTGCGCGGTCACGTCGGCGCTGCCCGGGCCGTGCAGCAGGATGCCTTGCTGCGTCTGGTTGAGGGTGTCGAGCACGACGGCCTCGGCATCTTCGAAGTCGGGTACCTTCAGCGCGGTCTTGGCGGCGCCGTAAGCGGTCAGCTTTTGCTGCCACGCTGCCTGCGCGTCTTCCTGCTCCTTGCGCTGCTTCGCGGCCTGGTCGTCAGCTTGGCGCTTGCGCTCGTGCCAAGCGGTCAGTTCGGTCTCGAAGCGATCGGAGTCGAAGTCGCAGCCTTCCAAGGTTGGCTTCTCGCCCACCTGAACAGCCCCTGGCGCGTTGGCAGCCTCGCGCGCGGCAGCGGCCTGCTCCAGTTCGCGGTTGCGCTTCTTCAGCTCGCGCGCCTCCTTGCGCAGGTCCTTGACCCACTGAGGTGCGCTGCGTTGCTCCTCGGTCTCTTCTTCGCTTGCCGGCGGAGCTTCGTCGCCCAGGGTGATGATCAGCTCTTCGCCTGTTTCACCATCAGCTGCCGGCGCACCTTCGCCGCCTTGCTGCTCACCTCCTTGGGCTTGATCGGCAGCCGCCTGTTCGGTGGTCGCACTCGCGCCGCCCGTGGGTGCGCCCACCGCGGCCGAGCCGCCCGTGCCGCCGTTGGCTTCGTCGCCGTGGAATTGCTCGCGGAACGAACGTTGTTTCCACATCCAGCTTTTGTACATTCCATCACCCCTGTTCTCACCGATAGGCCCGGTGGATGCCGATGCGGGAATGATAGGTGGAAACTATCGCGAAAGCAACAACGATAGTTTTCGGCGATTGTCAAGAGGGGTTATCGGAATACGCCGGAAGCATGGCAGATTCGGTTGATCTGGCGCGTCATGCGACCGACGGCATAGGCCAGCACCTCCTCGCCGACCATTTGGCGCAGGTTGGCGCGTCGCAACCGGGCCCAGGCCATGCCGGCATGCGTGCATTCGTGGCTGATGATCTCAGCCGGGTTGTTACGCAGGTCGCGCGCGTTCAAGTACATGTGGGCGATGATCAGGCCGGGCCTGACGAGATATCGCCCGGTGACCTTGCTGAAGTAGTGGCGGACCAGCCCGGCCACGCGACGATCGCGCTCGCGGATGCCGTCCTTGAACAGCATCGTGACTCGCATGTGCGCGGGATTGGCGGCCAGGAAGAGGCGCACGCGGTGCGGAAGGTCAGGATCTGGCTTGATGTAGTGGATTTGTGCCCGGGGCGCCCGGTTCGGTGCGCGGTCGCGCTTCTCGGGCTTGGCCCGGCGCTCACGCTGCCGTCTAACCGGGCGCCGGCTCATGCTGGCGTTCCCGGTTGCACGGGAACCGTGGGTGTCGCGGCCGCGGGCGCGGCCAGCTTAAGCGCCAGGTCGACCGCGTGCGCCTCGCGGCCCTGCTCGACGCCTGCCAAGGTGGCGATGGTATCCGCGTGCGCCTGGGCGACCTTGGCGTCCGTGAGGGTGCCGTCCTTGCGCGCCTTCTCGGCG